GCTCTCTTAGCTTTGCATATTTCTCAGTAGCGATATTCTCCGCATATTTCTTAAGATGCTTTTTTGTAATGAAATCGTCATCATCAAGCTCTACTTCTTGAGGCTCTTTAGGCTCTTTTGATTTTGTAAACTCGTTTCTTAAAGAGTCCATCTCATTCTTAAGATTTAAAATGTAGTCATCTCGCTCTTTTAGCTGCTTTCTAACTTGTGAAAAGTTGAATTCTTTATCTTTTTCTTGTGTAGCTTGCTCTTGATTTGCTTCAGGTGCTGCTACTTCTTTTACTTCTTCAACTTCTTCCGTCATAAATTCCTTTAATTTTTATAAAGTTCCTTCGTCAAACTTAGTCATACACTCTCTTAAAAACTTATCTGTGTATATACTTTGTTTTATTTGATTCCACGATTCTCTATGTGGCAACGTCCATACTAAATCGCACTTGTCATTTTCGTTATTCATCCTCCAAAGGTCACACCCTAAAATGGCCTGAGGCTTTTCCCTCATAGAACAAAAACAAAGGTATTGATTTCGTGGCGTAGGGGCTTGCTGATAGTGATTCACAAGGATATAGTAGATACCTTTCAAGTTTGCATGAGACGTTTTCATATCATCAAGCTCTTTTAAGTATTGTTTACCCATAGAACGACCCATGTCGCCAGCTTCTATTAAATCGACACTCGACCCACTAAGTTTAATGGGTGATTGGTTTAAGGGATCGAGTGTCTTTTCTTCTTTTATCACAGCTTAAGAATATCTAGGGTAAGAAAGTTTTTCTGATGAAAGTTTACTTTTTACACCTTTAGCACATTCTCTTTGCTTTTCCATATAACGCCCTGCGTTGTATGCTGGCTGTTCTGTTCCGTGATCTACTGATAGATCCATTACATCTTTTGATACGTCATAGTATCCTTTTTCTCTAAATTCAGACATTATTTGCCTCCATTGGGTTTTGTTGTGGCTGCATGTTTGGACCTTGTGGAGACAAACCTTGCATACCTAAATTTTGCTCTGATTCTGATTCTGCTTTTCTTAGATCTGTTTTTTCTTTCTGATCTTGCTCTATTTGCTTATATAATGCATAGGCTTTTGCAAACTGTTCTAGATCTATATCTTGAATTTCTTTAATAGATTTTATTGAATCAAGTGTAGCCGCTGCCTCGTCTTTTTCTGCTTCTGCAAGCCTTTCTTGGGCTAATGCTTTATTTTCTTGGATACGGGAGATTCTTTCAACTCCAAGCCCTGAATCAGCAAGAGTACGCGCTTTTACTAGCTCATTGTTTGCTTGGATTTGTTCCATCTCAAGCTTTTGTTTCATCTGCTCTTGTTGTTGCTGTTGCTCTTGAATCTTTTCGATCTCTTGCATCAGCTTATCTTTATTTTGAACAACCATCGCATCTATGATACGAGATGGGGGTATTGGAATACCAAGCTTTTGAAGCTCTAATAGCTGCACAAACTCCATTTGTCTCTGTTCTGCGGCATACTCCCCATTGATCACAATCGCGTCATATTTCTGAAAGGCTTTGTTCTTAAATTGGGGTGTCGGCTCCTCGTTGATTATGCGCCTTACTTTTGATGGCTGCCAATGCGTTTGCGCTAAGTCTTGTACTGTTCTAGTCAATAGTGTCTGCGCGTAATCTACATTATCAAAGAGAGACCTTAATGTTGTAAGGCCTGCCCCTTGTCTTAGCATAGAAAGGATTCCTGAGATGTCATCAGTAGCTGAACCCATAAGCTCTTCACTTACTCCAGGAATGGAAGTCATCTCTTCTTTTAACTGCGCTGATAGCTGTAACATGTCTGCACCCACTTGAGGGGCTGGCATTGGGCGTATTCCGTCAAGTCCTGCAGGTGCATCTCTTTTAACAAATAAAGCCCTTCCTTGTCCTGTTTGAAATGCTTGGCGATCATCTACTAAGGTGCCTTGCATGATAGCTAAAGTAGAAGTACCACGGCTCTCAATGATGTCTAGTTCGGTTCTCTTTCTACGATTATAAAGGAATTGGATATCACGTATTGATCTTGATACTCCTTGAATCTTAATTGGAAACGAGGGAGATGCAGTATTTAGATATCCAAAGAAGGGGATGATAGGGTAACGGTCTATCTTCATCGGGTTACCCTTATAGAGCACTGTGCCGTTCACTGATAAAGCTAGATTAACTGATGGGATTTCTTTAGTCTCGACTTTGATGCGCTCGTTTTCTTTTAAGAAGAATCCGATCATCTCATCGTCTAAGTCTTCTTCAATCTCTAGCTGCTCTCCGCTGTACATGTCTATGAAAAACTTACTTTTTCTAGTGCATAAATGGTAATAAGAGTCGACCGCCATCAGGTTTTTACCGTTGGTCATATTCCAGTTCTCAAGCATGTACTGAAACTTTTCATCTTTGTAGTTTCTTCTTGCCTTGAGTGAATCAATATCTTTTTCTCTTCCAGGCATCATCTGACTGACTTCATGGGGAGTTAAATAGCTCCTTGACCACATGAAAGTCGCATCGCTCATGTCTTTTTGCCTGAAGAACGGGTCAAAGATCATTGAAGAGTAAGACCTTAATGTCCCTTTGATGTCTGGGGAAACGGGATCACTCCTAGGGTCAAGCCACAATTCTACTGCTCCAAAGCCCGTAATCAATGATTGTCTAAATGCTTCTGAAATCAGGTCGTAATAGTCACCTTTTTGAAATATCCAAAGTAAAAGCTGTGTTAACTGAGAGGCTGTTTGGTCATCAGAGTTCTCTTGTCCTATGATCTGAGGGCTCTTTCTGTTTCTGATCTGGTAGCCTGAGATCATATTGACTACCTTGAGAATGTGATTGAAGTTGAACTGTTGTTCCTGTGGGTTTACAAGGTTTTGATAGAAGCGGCCGTAGAGGCTTTGGTCACCTAGTGTAAAGCGTGTATCAATATCTGCTTGAAGTTGGTAGGCTTGATAAGTAGTGAAAGAGTCATTGTAAACAGAGTCCATCTCTTTCTCTATCCAGTGATAACCCTCTTGATAGCCGTCTTTATCTAGTAACATTGCAAACCTTTATTGATATTAAATTTTAACATAATCTATTTAGATGTCAAAAGCAAAACCTTTTCTCTACCAGCTCACAGCGTTTGGAGGTATGTAATGAAAGCTCGTTTCCCAGGGACGTTCCATTTGTCTGATTTCTGATACTGACAGATCATCATTTTGTGACATAGATTTAAAATGTGTAAATAAACTATACCTAATCGAATCTAAAATATGATCGTTTGTCTTTCTTGGCTTATCCACTCCAAGATTTTTAGCTCTTTCATCCCATGAATAAGACCCTATTTCTTTTATGGTGTGCTTACAGTACTTGCCGATCTTAAAGTCACCTGTTGTTATCATTGTAGAGACAAATCTAATACCGTTCAAAACGTCATTGTTCGCATCTACTATGTTGTAAACCCCTTGTCTATATAGCTCCGCTTTAAAGCTTGCTGCTGCTGGATCGATGTAAATCGACCTTACATTAAGCCCCTCAATAAACTGCTTAAGATCTTGAGCAAATTCGAAGTCTGTCTTTTGAGAAAGCTCAACAGTTGAATCGTAGTAGTATTCACGCTCCAACGAACACATAGGGCTTTTTGAACGATCAATTGCAATAAGAGAAAAAGCTGTAGGATTTGTCGTTCCATAATCGACACCTAAAATATATTCCACTCCTCTTACTATAGATGTATCTATTGTATGTAAAGTCGTATCGAAAAACGAATACACAAGCCCTTCTGCAAGCACCCACAGCCCTAAAATAAAACGATCGTAATAAAGACCGCTGTATTCTTTTTTGATATTATCTATAAATTGATCTGATAAAGAGGGATTATCAGTCAAAGTGAAATGAAACCTTTTTAAGCTTAACTCATTTTCTCTGTCTAAGAACTTCACCTTTAACCAATGCATTGGAGAATCAGGGTTGGTGGTGCAGAACAACTTAGAATCCCGTATTGATAGACGTGAAAGTAACATCTGAAAAAAGCTTTCTGGAATAAGGGAGACCTCATCAATAAGAGCTCCAGCAAAAGTAGCTCCTCTAATCTTTCCCTCCGCTCTCTCATCTGATGCACCTACAAGATATACCTTTTTCCCCAATATCTTGAGTTCACCAATTCCTTGTCTATAGTGAATATTTTCGCCTAGAACCTCAAAGATCGGATCTATGATGTTACGCTTGATTGTGCGTTCTGTACGACCACATATGACATAATTACCTTTAGGGCCATCCTTAAGCTCTTTTAGAAAACGCATTAGGCACACATAAGACTTACCACTACGTACAGCCCCTTCCCAAACATTAAGTCTTGCGTCTGATTCTGTGTAGCTTTGAATTTGTTTTTTGCTAAACGGAAGCTGCATTAGCTTCTTTAAGTTCTATTATTTTCTTTAGATTCTCTATTTCTTCTTTTGCCGCTAAAAGATGTGAGGCTACTTCAACAAGCTGTTGATCTTTTTCTATGATGATTCTTTGTGATTCTGCATCCTCTA